GGGAAGATCAACGTGCACACCGCCCCGGTGCTGCTGTAATGGCTGGCGAAGTGGGACATCCCCTTCGACGAAATCCAGTACGGAAAGCCGTGGGCGGGCAAGCATGGCGTGTACGTGGACGACAGGACGCTGCGCCCCGACGAATTCCTGCGGAGCACCCCGGAAGAGATGGAGCGAATTTGCGAGGAAGGGCGAAAGAGATTGGAGGAAGAGGCATGACGGTAGGATTCACATCGGTGGTCGGAGACCTTCTCCACCCCGGACACATAGCGATGATTCAGGAGTGCGCAGACCAATGCGACTACCTGATCGTCGGGCTGATTTGTGACCCCACGGACAGACCCGAAAAGAACAGGCCCGTGGAAAGCGTGTTCGAGAGATGGTACAGGCTGGAACACTGCGAGGGCGTGGATGAAGTCATCCCGCTGCAGGGCGAGAAAGATCTTGCGCTGGCGCTGGAGGTGCTGGACTACGACGTGCGATTCGTCGGAGAGGAATACCGGGACAAGTTCTTCACCGGGAAGGACGTATGTGAGCGGCGCGGAAAGCCCATCGTGTACAACCGACGCGGCCACAGCCTAAGCAGCACGAACCTGCGCAAGCGCGTTTTCAACGCGGAGGTAAAGAAAGAGCGGCAGGCCTGAGCGGAGGTAGAGCATGGAAGAATTCGTATATGCGATACCGAGCTATAAGAGAGCCCAGCGGCAGGTGACGCTCGAATACCTGTCGAGAATCGGAGTGCCGAAAGAGCTGATTTGGATATTCGTGCAGACGGAGGAAGACCACCGCGAATACCAAATCCACAACAGCCGCGCCAACATCGTCCTGATGGAGGCAGACGGCATAGCGCGGGCCCGTAACAACATCTTGAACCGATTGAAGGACAGGAACCTCCTGATGATGGACGACGACGTGAAGCGCGTCTCCATACTGAGGGGCGGAGCGCTGGTAGGCATCGAGAGCCGCCTCGACATGGCTTTCGCGGTCAACAGGTGTTTCACGCAGGCGCGGAACCTGCGGTCAAAGATGTTCGGGGTGTACCCGGTGGACAACGCTTTCTTCATGTCGGACGACATCAGCACGCGGGTGGCGGTCAACACGGTCATGGGCTACGCCAGCGGCTTCCCGTTCAGATTCGACGAAACCTTCGAGACGAAGGAAGACGCTGAGCTGTGCGGGCGCGTCCTCTGGCGCGGCGGCAACGTGGTGCGATTCAACAACATCGCGGTGAGCGCCGACCACAGGAAGGACAAAAACGGGTACATCGACGCGGAGCACCAAAGCGAGAATCTGAGGATGGTCAAAAAGCTGTGCGCAAGGTACCCGGACACCTACGCACCGCAAAAGGGAAAGCCGTGGGAAGTGAGGATGAAGCTGAAGGATGACAAGGTGCCGACAGCCCCGTTCAAGCTCTCCCGGCAAGAGAGGGGCGACGGAGCATGAGCGACAAGGGCACCATCAAGATGGACTACGGCAGCCCACGGTGGACGAACGAGATCGCTGACTGCAGCCTGCCGATGACCTTCGACACATACAGCAACTGCTCATTCGGGTGCGTGTACTGCTTCTCGCAGTACCAGCGCGGGCTCGGAGCCGGGAAGGAAGCATACCTGCATAAGGTCGTGCGGAGCGTCAACCCGGAGAAAATACGGAAGCTGTTCACGCTGGAAACGGAGAGCCAATTCAGCGGATGGATAGCGCAGCGACGGCCCATCCAGTGGGGAGGCCTGAGCGACCAATTCGACGGATTCGAGAGGAAGTACGGCGTCACGCTGGAAATCCTGCGATTCCTCCGGCAGATGAACTACCCCATCTGCTTTTCGACGAAGAGCGCGTGGGTATTCCATGACCAGCGGTACACGAGCCTGTTCGAGGGCGCGGACAACTGGAACATGAAATTCAGCATCATCACGCTGGACGAAAAGATGGCGGCGAAGATCGAGCAGGGCGTCCCCAGCCCGAAAGCACGATTGGAGGCCATGAGGATTTACTCCCAGCTCAACAAGGGCGAGAGCACCCTGAGGCTCAGGCCGTTCATCATCGGAGTGAGCAGCAAGGATTACAAAGACCTGATCGTGGCAGCGCACGACGCAGGCGCGACGGCGGTGACGACGGAGTTCTTCTGCTTGGAGGCCCGGAGCGTCGTGGCCCGGAAGAACTACGAGATCATCAGCGAGTGCGCAGGATTCGACATATTCGACTTCTACAAGCGGTACAGCAGCGGAAGCGGCTACCTGCGGCTGAACAGGAAGGTCAAGGAAAAGTACATCCGGGAGATGGACGAACTGTGCAGGAAGCTGGGGATGCGCTTCTACGTGAGCGATGCGCACTTCAAGGAAGCCTGCACGGGGAGCTGCTGCTGCGGATTGCCGGAAGACCCCCGGTACAACTACAGCAGGGGCAATTTCTCCTACGCGCTGCAGCTATGCCGGAGGAACGGGAAGGTCAGCTTCGCGGAGATCGACGCGGACATGAGGCACCTGGACTTCCCGTGGGGCAAGGCGGAGGGCTACAACACGAACAGCGTGGAGCGCAGAGCCAAATTCGAGTACATGAGCATGAGGGACTACCTGCGGTACCTGTGGAACAACCCATACGCAGGACAGAGCCCGTACACGATGTTCGGAGGGGTGATGAAGCCCAGCGGGAAGGACGCGAACGGCGACATCATCTACAGCTACGACAGCACGAAGACCTACGTCAGCCCTTGCGAGCGGTGCGGAGGATGCTGAGGGAGAATCCTCTTAAATCCACTTAAACGCACTTTGAACGCTCTTAAACCCGGACTTGCACGGGTGTAAGATTCGTGCAAGAGCGCAGGCAGCTCGGCAAGTAACGAGGCCCTATATACTATATATCTATATATATTACTGCCCCAAAAAAGCAAAAGAAAAGATAGACAGTATATAGAGAGAGAATAAGGAAACGGAGGGACGGAGCAAATGGCAGGCAAGTTGAAACAGAGCAAGAACAGCAGGCTGGAAATCGTGATGAAGAAGGTCAACGACATCACGCCCTACAGCAACAACCCCCGGAGGAACGAAGCCACGGCACTGAAGCTCAAAAAGAGCATTGAAGAGTTTGGCTTCAAGAACCCGATCATTCTCGACGAGAACGACGTCATCGTCAGCGGCCACGCAAGGCTCAAAGCCGCCATGATGCTGGGGATGGAGGAAGTGCCCTGCACATACGCGGCAGGCCTGACGGAAGACGAGATCAGGGCTTTCCGCATAGCCGACAACAAGACGGCAGAGATGGCAGGATGGGACTACGACAAGCTGGTGGACGAGATGACAAGCCTCGCGGAATCCGGCTTCGACATGGACTTCTCCGGCTTCAACGAAGCGGAACAGCTCTACTACTCGGAGGTAGACGCCACCCCGGACAAGCAGGACAGGGACGAATTCAGGGAGTACGAGGAACAGGCGGAAGCCGACGTGATACAGAGCTTCAACGTGGCAATCGTCTGCCAAAGCCACGAAGACCGGGAGTACCTGAGGAACCTCATTCACGAGACCAAACGCCTGAAAAGGCTGTATCTCGGAGCCGAAATCGCCATGCTCGCACGGATGGCGACAGCATAGGCAGGAACGGCAGGAAATGAGGTGACGGAGGTATGGCGAATGAGCAGAATCTGATACCGTTCACCTCCGATCAAAACCGAGAGGAAGCCAAGAAGAACGGCAGGAAGGGCGGTATAGCAAGCGGAGCGGCACGGAGGGCAAAACGGGAGGCCAGAGAGACGGCGAAGCTGGTGCTGGACTTCAAGCCGGATTTGCCCCCGCAAATGCTGGACACGATGCGCCGGATGGGGCTGCGGAAGAACGTCAACCCGGACATGAGGTACATAGCGACGCTCGCCATCATGCAAAAGGCCATGAAGGGCGATATGCAGTGCTACAAGTTCCTGATCGAGATGGCGGGCGAGACAGCAGAGGCAGCGATGCTCGAAGCCAAAGCGGAAGAGGTGGCCCGACGGAGCGCCTACGCGGAGCAGCAGGACGCACCGCTGGACACCGACGACGTGAGACAGCGCATGAGCGAGATGACAGACGAAGAGCTGGCCCAATACGAAAAGTTCTGTGCGCTGTTTGAAAGTGAGGCAGACGGCACATGAGCGAAGTTCGCAAGGCGGGCAGGCTTCCAATAGCTACCCGCGCGGACTTTGAGATGGAATGGGCGCGGCGGAGCTACCTGAGGTACTGCCAGTACGTTCACCACGGCGCATGGGTACCGGGACGGCACCACCGCCTGATCTGCGAGGTGCTGGACATGGTGGCACGGGGAGAGCTCATGCGCGTGATGTTTTGGCTGCCTCCGCAGCATGGCAAGAGCATGACGATCACGGAGACCTTCCCCTCCTACTACCTCGGAAGGAACCCGCGCAACCGCGTGATCGAGGCCAGCTACAACGACGACTTCGCCCGGAAGTTCGGGCGGAGGAACCGCGAAAAGGTGACGGAGTTCGGCAGCAGGCTGCACACCCTGTATGCCTATCAGCGCGCACAGCGGGAGGCGGTGGCCAGGCAGTTCATTTTGGAGGCCCTGGCGGGTGAGCCCGGGGTGGAGCTGCGCGGGGTGAGCCTGGAGGACGACGGCGAGGGGAGCATACATCTGACGATGGCATGCAGCATCGACGGACTTGAGCTCAGCCTGAGTTCGACTTACCGGCAGAGCAACTGAGCGGAGGAAGAGGACATGAAGGATATACAAGAGATATTTGCCGAGATGCAGC